TACCTATTCAGGACTTTTTCATTTATCGCTTTACTCATTTCTATCTTCGGTATTGAGAGTTAATACTTCTTCCCGTGCATCTTTTCACGAAGTTCGTTATACTTCATTTTCTGCTCGATGTGCCAAAGCAGGTCTATATCTAAGTGCTTGGCAAGCCCGAAGATTGATAGTATCATATCATTCACGGTTGTAGGAAAATCAAATATTCCGTCATACCTAACAGGAAGTGTAGAGATGGAATAGATTGATTCGGTGAAAGTTTCGTCTTTACAAGCTTCTGCCATATCTTCAATACAGTCATCAATATCTCCGTTGGCAAGTTCAAGGCTTATTCCTCGAAGTCCTGCAAGCTCAAGCAAGCGGATTACAGCATCGACTAACTCTTCCTCAATTGAGCCTTTTATAGTTTCATTGTATGCGACTTCGTAACCACGCTCTTTGGGAATGTCAGAATCCAATCCTTGACAAATGCGGCTGTTAGCAATCTTCTTATTATACCGATCAACATTAGCACGCCTTCCTTTTCTATCTGCTTCCACAGCTTCCATCAATTCAGAAATCACAAGGCAAAGAAAATGATTGTTACTTAGCTCTTGATCGTGAAACCCATGTTCACAAGCTGTTTTATATGCTTTGTCTCTTAATTCATTTAAATTCATTTTACTCATCCTTGTAATGCTTAAATATATCTATCCAATTCCTTTTCTAATAATTCTCCATCTATTTCAGGAAACAGCTTCAGAACTAAATCCAATGATTTGCAATAATTGTTATTGTATTCTTCAGTATCCATTAATCGAAGTACCATAGAACAAAAGATACTTTTTGTGTCTTTTAATTCGCCTTTCATCAACAATTTTGATAGTTCGATAATTTGACCAGTAGGATTATGAAAACTTCCGTTTATATATTGAAAAATTAGTCTTCCTTCAAATTGGCATATTTCACAATCTAGTTCACAATCAATGTACTCTATCTTACCATTTATGAATTCACAATAAACACATTCACTATTAGAAGCAAATAAAACTGCAAAATCATAGATATCATCACTATTACCTACAATTATTGAAGTAGATTCAAGAGTTTCCGAAACACCATTATTCCACTTTGCATCTTCAATAAGTTCCCTCACATATTCTTGAACTCTTGTAATGTTCTGCTCTATTAAATCTTTTTTACTCATAATTTCAATTCAATTAAGTTCGATTATTTTTTTGCAATATTCTCCCAAAAAGCAACGCCTTCAGGAGTACCATTAAAAGGGAATGAGATAGCTAGAAATCGATGAAAACAGCAATCAACATCTAACAAATTGTTCACCCGCTCTTCATTTGTCATTGAGAAGTCAGGACACTCAATATTAAATGTATCATTTGCTCTTTCTGTGTTATATTTCCATTGATTGAAAATACCTAGTCTTTCTAATTTTTCTATTTTTTCATTCCTCTTCATGTTGATTGACTTTTAATGCTTTACGTCTATAAAGGTAATCGTTATTGACAAGTTTAGCAAACAGAAACTTCGCCATTTTAACGCCATTTTAATCAGTTTTTTTCTTCAACAATTCACGTCTAAATCTTTCCTCTAAATCAAAAATGGTTTCTCCACTATTACGACGATAGGGCCTATCGGTATTTAACTGAAGTTCTTTCAGCTTTTTCCAATACCATGGAAGGTACAAATACATATTCTTCAACTCCTTCAAGTTCTTATTTCCACAACACCAGCAACTCACACGATCAAGTAGCTCATATAGCCTTACTCCATCCTCATGCCAAACAAAGCCTTTTGTGTAACAATACTGGAGTGCATCTGCTTCAGTAATGCCCCAATCACGAAGTGGTAAAACCCGATTTGGTCGTTTTTCCTTTTCAAAACGATGGGTCTCATCGGCAGCAATACCGACATAATCAATTCCGTCTTTTGTGTGAGCTTTCAATGCACGAAGTTTTTCACTCGTTCCCCACCGGCATGTTCCCCCACACCAACTATATCCTTTTTTATGGATAATATTGGTCCCTCTTTTCTTAACCGGCCTTTCAAACATTGTCCAAAGAAAAGGTTGCTCCGGATGCAGTTCTGTATATTTAATGCCAAGTTTTTTAAGAATTGGAAGAACAGCATCACGAGTGTTATAGATTGCCTGAAATTCCATACCTGTATCATAGAAAACGACTTCATCCAACTGATATCCTTTATCTATTAGCATGAAAAGCATTGCCAAGGAATCCTTTCCAAAGCTAACTGAAGCATAATATTTCATACAAAAAATTTAATGGACAAGTCACTTTTTCTTCTTTGCCCTCTGATTATTAATCTGTGACATACACATACGGCACCAGGAAGTCAACAAATGATATTCCTTACCTTTTCTCACCACTATACGATTGTAGAACCGGTTCAAGTAGAAGTAATTTCCGCAATGGGTACATCTTTTCATTTCACGTCCTGAATCATCTATAATCCGATTACGCGGCTTACGACGAATTAGAGTACAACTTTTACACTTCTCATCAGTTTCGCGGTGCCGCCGGCAATGTGATAAGGATTTTGCTCCACATTTAGCAAACACCTTACAATCTCTACGAGGTATTGATTGACACACATTCATGGCTTCCTCGCATTCAAGAATTTATTTACTACACGAGAAAGTACATCCTCATTCTCCGGCATCAGCCATTCTTTTGCAACGTTCCAAGCAATACTCATAGCAGGATTGAAGTTATCCTTCCTGACTGTGTGATGAGACAAACGTCCTTCAGTGGGCTTCAAACCCTTATCATGTAAGATACACAGTCCATTCTCGAAAAAAGCACAATACTCCTTACCAGCAACGGGCTGAATCATCGGAATAGCAATATTAATAACCCCTAAGAATATACCAGCAGCCCAGTTCGTCAGCGCTAACCTGTCGGCATAACCTGCATCAATAATTCGTTCAATATCATCAGGAGTACCTAAACATGGCGTATGACATTGTTGTTTACAAACACTGCATGAGCATTGTACAGGTACACGACCTGAAGCCCTCATTACCCTTTGTAATGAGGTTTCTTTTGATAATTCTCTCATAGTAAATTATTTGAGATACTACAGATTATTAAACATCGCCCCACAGCTTTACTGCAAGGTCATAATTTTTTTTAGCCTCTTTTACTGCTTTATTGGCATAAGCCATAGCGTATGTATGCTCGCGTCGGTACTTACCGGACTTCAATCCTTCGTGATATTCTTTTGCTTGTTCCAACTTATGTTCGTAGAAATCTATACTTTCCGGCATGGACAAGTTTATCGTATTAGCCCTTTTTTCCCAATACTTCGCAACTCTTTCATGTTCGGCAGCCTTATCGCTAAACTCAACGCTTTTCCCCATGTTATTCCAGGCATCATCTATCATTTTGCGATGTCCTCGTTCGCTGTGGTGTCCAACTTTGATAGGCTCACCCAAAGAAAGGAAATCACGATGCTTATTTGATTTCTGAAAATACTCATTACTTTTTTGTACTGCCGATGACGCCCATTCATGCCTGCGTTCCGCTCTTTGCTTAGCCCATTCTTGAACATTAAAGCCGTCAGCTCTAACGATGGAATAATAGTAAAACCCATCTTTTTCGAAGATTAGGTTAAATACTATACTTTCGTTCTCCTTACCATACTTGGTGGTAACTTCAATAGTTTCACCTTTTTCGTGCTTCTCATCACACTTTGCCAAAAATACATTTGGCGCAAATTTGTAATACGTGTTCATTTTTTTAATTAAATTGGTTTGACTTATATGAAAAATGAGAAACCACAGCTACTTAGCCGTGGTTTCATCATTAAATAACTTTGGTTGACTGGGTTGAACCAAATCATCGAATAAACCAGGAACACGAGGTTGTAACGCCTTGTATTCTTCCTGAAAGAATTCTTCTTTGGTTCTCCCATGTTTTTTACCCTTTCGTGTATGTACATCGAAAGTGTAATCTGGAATAGGAATAGGGTAACGCCTGACATCATTTATCCACTTTTCTATATCAATATCCTTTCTATCATAGATGAAGTTTTGCAAATGATCCGCATCACGATTCTTTCTACATTCACAAAGGAGAATAACAGCTTTACTGACAAATATCCTCCCTTTGGGTTCAGTAGCAGTCTTGTTTACCAGCTCATGCCCCTGCCACAATGCTTCTATCTCTTTAGTAATGATTCCATAGCAATCTTCAGCACTAATGGTAAACAGACGCTTCCACACATAGTCGCGGTACCCACTCGCCCAAAGTTCCAATGCAAAAAAGCCGGCTACCCCGGTGTCGGCTCGCCTAATGGCTTTCTGCATTGCAGAACTCACCTCAAAGAAATCATATCCGCAAACTGTTCTTATAATCATAATTCTAATTTAATGGTTTGACTTTTAGTTTATTACGTCAGTAAAGTTAGCTAAAAAAGGCGAATATGACAAACAGAATGGACGCCATTTAAACGCCTTTTTTACAGACTATTAGAATTTGAATTTGCATGATATATTATATTGAACGAGCTGCTTTGTTTTGTCTTTCCCATTAGTGGTTGCACTCTTTAGCAAAATACTATCACCAAAATTCTTTTTGATAAAGAGGATAGATTTACGTTCCTCTTCCTGATTCCTTATAGAAGCAAGCCCACCAGCGTTTACAAAAGTGTTCTTTTGCTCAAAATTATACCGCAAATCGGTTAAAACCTTACGTTCTTTGTACTTCATGTAACAAGAAATCCAAAAATCTTCCTTCAAACGTATTTCCTCATTCCACCAAGTGTTTTTGTTATAGATTACTCCATAACTGCAACCGGTTATCATTTTCGAAAGAGAAAGAAAAGCGGATTCATCATACATTACCGGCGATATCCGAGCGGTGAAGCCAAACAGATGTACATCCATCATACTGGCCATCTCAAATAATGACTGAATGATATTAGTTATCTTATCTTTATCCTTTATCCGGCTAGGTTCTCCTTTTTCCACATAAATAGGTTTGCAGGCATGGACATCATCATCAAGCATGAAAAGTTCTCCAAAATGCTTTGCCATCCAATTACGTTTCGGGATGAGGCCCATAACGTCGTCAGGATGAGTTACAATTTCACATTCCGGGTTAAATTGCTGATATAAGTCAGCTTGACTTTCAGCAACGCAAATGATAGGATCGTTCACCAACTTTTTAGCGAACACCCGGTCATGGCGTTTATGACTTGGTATTACTATTTTGCAGGGCATGGCGAACGTCTTTTATATCAATTACATTGGATTTACTTATTTTCCCGGTTTTGTACGACTTCATGTGCTGCATGTCCAGCCTCTCACGAAGCCAGTTGCTATCTACCTCATTACTTGAGGTGATGATAAACAACTCATGTTTTTCGTCATACTTTGGAATGAGAGGATAAATGGCTGTATCATCCGTGATGGCATCGAAGCGCTCTTTAAATTCATCCTCTTTCTTCTCCGGGGCAAATTCGATGCCCCAGTCTTGGAGTTCCGCCTTATTCCACTCGTTTTCCATAACGTCCAAATCATTCTCACCAAAATTGACATTATCTTTAGTGGCATATTCCCTCAACTTCTTAACGGGGGTATCAGGTGCCAGAATTTTACAAGGCAGTTCTTTATAACCTAACTCCTTGCAAGCTCGCAAACGTAAATTACCACAAACAACAATATATCTGCCATCATTGTAGGGAAAAACTATAAGTTCTCGAAGCTCAAGCATCTCTGGCGAATCCTGAATGCTTTTCTTCATCGCTTCAAAGCGGTAATCACGAAAAAAACGTGGATTTTTCGGCAATCCCGTGAGCTGCCCCTTATTAAAATCAAGTAGGCAGACTTGAATAATCTCTGTCATAACTAACTATATTAAAATCAACAACACAAAATCAACAACACAAACAGTCAGTAACAACACCTAATCATTTTTTCTATCATCGAACTCTATCTTATCTTTGATAAGCTGTTCAATGTCCTCACAACCAAATCTTTTTAAATAGGCAACAAGGTAAATTATCATCTCGGCTGCCAATTCTTCATCTTCCGAATATTTAGGAAGATTATCACTCCTATATTTAGAAGCAATATCGAATTTTCTCCAAACGGCTTCAATTCTTATGCTAAACGCTTTTCTTGAGCTATGCTCATTCATCTTAAAGCGCTTCCTCATGATATTCAAGCATCTCTGGGCAAACCTATTCAATGTTATCATATCGATCGGGTTAAATTGTTAGACTATGAATAATCTCACACGATTCTATTAGGTTGGTCTCTGATGCGAAACCAATGAACATATTCTTTATCTATCAGCATACTAATTATTTATTTTGAGGGGTCTGTTGTATCTAAATATTTCCTGTACTCTAATTCTGTCTTAGCAAGATTGATTACGGTATTAACCCCTTGGAAAACTTGTTTTGCTTGGCTCACTTTACTAGGATCTTCTTTCACATCCTTTATTTGTTGAAGAACCAAATTTCTCAAATCTTGTAAAATGGTAGGGTTCACTGTAGACACCTTATTCAACCGTTCATTTGCCAACACGACAACTGTATTTGTTATTGGTCGGAAACGGTTCAACTTGGAAGCCAAATCAAACATACTAAACACTAACACTTTGCCATTATTCAAGTATATCTCAACTTCGGTACCATCATCACCGGTACCGTCACAGTAATTGAGAATTACTACTTCTTCATTCTGATAAAGGAACGGTTTATTAACCATTTCTTTCAATCTATCTATTGCTCCATCAATCATGATTCATTTTTTGTTGCTTTATTAATCTGTCTACTCAAAGCTCCTTTTAGCTTGATGAGATACTGAACATCTTCCGGGTACCGGGCATACATTGAATTTTGGGTTTTCATTTGTTCAGAACGACTAATCATGTATAAGTTATCTATACAAATATTCTGCTTATTTCCATCTTTGAACTGAATATTGTACCCAGGAGGTATTTCACCATTATGCTCAATCCATACAAGCCGGTGTTTAAGCTCAAAGACATTCGGTTCAGCAGTTTTCACTTCAATGTAACCATCACGGGTTATACGTTCATATCCAACTTCTTTATGGTTCTTTGGGATACATCCCTTTTTGAAACGTGTAGCTTTCGTTTTTTCAATTTGAGCATCAGACATGTATTCCGTTTGCTTGCGTCCTTTATTCATTGGTTGGTGCCCTTTGGGGAAGAAACCCTTTGAGGAATGTTCAAATAAGAACTTTGCAGATTTTCTCAATTTTAGTTTGAAAGCCATACCAGCAACCGCACTTTCAGTTGAACCAAGCATCGAAGCTATTTCAAGATTGGTATGATCGGGATAAAGAGCTATTAGCTTTTGTCTTTTAACCGGACTCCAAACCCTCACGTCTGGCGAACGTTTTAATTTACGTATTAAGGCTTTTGCCTTCACAGCCTCAGGTGTTTTGTCCAGGCGACCAGCAAGCTCTTTTAAATTAGCAGTTGGATACTCGCTATCAAGTATAGCGAGTTGCTCATTAGTCCAAGTTCTCATAAGCATATCAAGAAAGAGAGGAAACCGTTAGGCTTCCTCTATATTATCGTTATTTAGCTCTTTCAGTCTTTCTTTGAGCTTCTTTTCTTTCTTATCATATGAATCCGCAAGTTTCTTAGAGAGCGCTTTGAAATCATCCGGATATTGTTCTGCAAAAAGGATTTTCTGACACTTTTGCAAATAGGAGTAGAAATTCACATTATTCGATGATAAGCATTCAGCAATAAAGGCTCTATACCATTGGTGTCGGTCAGCTTGGTTGTTCTTGACATAATTTACAAAATCACTCTCACCATTCCATTTTTTTAAATTCAGTTTTTCAAGATAAGTACTGCTACAACCGCTAAGAACCAGCACATCAAAAACAAGTTGTTCATTTTCAGAGAATTCTTTTGTTCTCTGATAATATGTTTTCTCTTGCGCCCACTTGCGCATTTCTTCAGCAGACTTCTCCTTGACTATATCCTTCGCTCTTTTTAATTGGGCGTTTATTTTTTCCCTTTCTATCTCTTTTAGATCGGCAACGGCGGAAGTAGAGGAAGCCGTTTCTTTTCTAACATAATAGAAACTAACGTTAAATTCGGGAGAATAATGTCCAAAAAATGAAAGACAACGATAAACTTCTCCATCTTCAAGCATTTTCAAAGTGCGTTCATCATCTTCTGAATACCAGCACTTACATCTAAAGATTTCATCAGGATCAACTATTTCAAATCCAAGTTGTTTAACAGCTTCCAAAGTTTTTTCATAGAAAACCTTTCTATCTTCTCCCCAATATGTATCGGGACGTCTAGCGATAATTACTGTTTTTCCAAATGAAAGAGGTTCGCCAACTTTAACAAGATGTTCATATTCTAGTTGAATTTTCCGCGTCACATAAGCAATCTGTTTTTTCTCATAGCAAGCAGCATTGATACATCTAGCATCCTTACTATTCATTTCATAGAACAAACAACCATGATTACACGTATTATTCTCACATTGAGAACATGATTTAATATCGGTATTTTCCCAATTATCGGAATCATCTTTAATCCAAGGTGCGTTACCAAGCTCCATGAAAGAATTACTCACAAATTCTCGAATCATAGCAGTAGTACATTGTTCTTCCTCCTCCTCATGAAACTCTTTTTGAGTATCTTCATCCAATTTAGAAAGAATCATAGCACCGGACAATGGTATATCTCCATTTCTTACCCGCTCTTTTAGTTCAGGAATAAGAGAATTCAATTTAATACGGTCAAAAACAAACCGGGTAGACTTTCCTATTTTAAGAGCGATATCTTCCAAAGTTCGTCCTTTTTCAGCCAACTGCGCAAAGGCAAAAGCTTCTTCGATGGGATCAACATCTTTTCTTTGAAGATTCTCGGTAATCATCGCTTCAAAAGCCTCATCATCTGTCATTTCTCTGACAATGCAGGATATTGTCTGAAATTTTTCCGACTTTTTTCGATGGGCTTTGATTTTTGCAACATTCGCTTCATCTTCCTTTGCTTTCAAAAGTGACACAGCCCGGAAACGACGCTCACCGCAAACAATTTCGTATGTGTAAGGTAGTGGGGTAACATCTCCGGTTTCTAGGTTAGTCATCTCCTCGGATTTAGCAACTCTGACAGTGATAGGTTGCAATAAACCTTGCTTTTCAATGTTGCTTGCAAGCTCTTGAAGAGCTGCTTCATCAAACGTCTTTCTCGGATTCAAAGGAGAAGGACTGATAAGGTCAATTCTAATGTTTTGTACTTCCATAATTTAATTATATTGGTTTGACTTTTAGTTTATTACATCAGTAAAGTTATCATAAAATGACAAGTTTAGCAAACAGAAACTTCGCCATTTTAACGCCATTTTTATTGAGGTTTATTACGTATTTGAATAAATCCTCTTCTTTCAGTTTCCCGAAGAAGTTCCATATCTTCTTCTCGTATTTCAGCAGGAGTTTCACCGTTCACACTTCGATAAGTTCCAATGCCGAAACGCTCTCTGATACGAACAATTTTATCCGGATCTTTAGTAACCCAGTAAATTACAACTTTCATAGTAGCTATATTCTACGGCTCTCACCACATAGAGGGAGAACATTAAACGTTTTAAAGCGATCCACTAATCTTGGCCCGAAACGTTTCTTAAATTCGGCTATGCCAAGATTCGATGTTATATGATACTTCTTGCCGTATTGTTGAAAAATCTCATACCGGGCATAAAGAAATTCATCAATAACCGAATCGAGGCTGGTACCATACGATTTTTGATTTTCCGTTTCCAGACCGATATCATTCAAGCAGATATTAAAGGGATTTGGTTTAAACCCTTTAGATTGATTCTCATTGTAAGTGTACAAGTCAATATGCCCGTGAATTTTATAATAATTCATCATTTGAGTAACAGACAAGTTTTCAAAAGCATTGGGGTTACAAGTGAGTTTCAAATAATCTGCAAAAATCTGCATCAACATTGTTTTCCCGGTACCTGGTTCACCAACGAGCAAAAGATTCTTATGAACTTTGTAATTCTCTTCCGGAAACACATTTTGAGCATACCGGCATCCGTTGAAGTAGTACAGAAGAAACTGAATTAGTTTAGAGTTGTTTTCATCAATATCAAATTTTCTAAACTCCCGTTCTGTATAATCTGTACCAAGGTTAGATATTAAATTCCAATGGCTGTAATACTCTTGCGTGTCAGTTAAGTCATATTCAGAAACGTCCTGAATACTTTCCTTGTGCCTTTGTATCAGATTCTCTATCTGTTGGAGCGTCAGCTTGCGCTTTCCGGCTTCCTTCTCCATCAAATTTTGAAGTTTGCTTGATAAATTCTTTTCCTCTTCCGTCATGGTCTAATTCATTTTTTCGATTTTCACGAATACGATCCAGTATCCAAAGGTTTGCTTTGGAATCCCACCGCTCTATTTTCACTCCATTGGCATTCTTCCACCCTATCGAGTCAAAGTGATTGAAGAATATTTCTGCTTGCTCTTGCCAATCATCTAACCGTTCCGGAGCATTTTGCTTGATGAAGTGTTGAATAACCTCATCAAGCGTAGGAGCAATAAATTCTTTTGCGACTCTTTTAGGTTTCTCCGGTTTAGAGGATGGGAAAAGCTCGCCAGAGCTACTTTCTTTCTTACCCCCTTTAGGGGGTTCTTTCTTTGTCTTTGTCTCTGTCTTATATTCTTCTTTAGGGGGTATGGGGGAACTTTCTTGAAAAGGTGTACCTAAAGGGTACCCTAAAGGTATCCCTAAAGGATGCCGTAAAGGTGGTATATTTTGCATACCTTTTTGTACACCTTTGATAGAATACGTTGATTTATTGCCTCTTCCATTGCCTTGTTTACATTCAATAAGACCTGCTTGAACTAATCTATTTCGGGCGGACTTGAATACTTTTACAGACACTCCCACGTCAGATGACACCTTTGTATCACTACGTGTCCAGTTATCCTCCCAGCCTAAACGATTCGCAATTTTTAGCAAGTAAAAATAAAGCCTCGTTTCACAGCAGGAAAATTGCCAGCTTTCGTCAAGTTCCCAAAACCTATTGATAAGTTCAATATAAGTCATATCAATTTATAATAATTCCGTAAGACATTGTTTATATAAGGCTGAGGATCAGCTTTCAGATAATAGCAAATGCTATTAATGAACTCAATCAACCCATGACAAACGACATATACACTACCATATTTCTCTACCAATGCCTGCCACTCTTTTTGCTCATCAGACTGCGTTCCAGCACGTTTACCTTTTACATGTGGAGTTTTCATCTCTATGCAAAGACTGCTCTTACCACCGCGAGGAAAAAGCAGAATCAAGTCAGCAACACCAGCGATGGCACCTTCATATTTGCGCATAGCACCGCTTTTCTTTGTTCTGACGCCGCCGTTTGGTATAGCAAAGAGTAAAGGGCCTACATTGGGAAACGTTTCTCTGAACCAAGTTACACAAATGTGTTGTATCTTAGTTTCAGAATATTTCACCTCCAATTTACGAATATCTTCTTCAGTCATTTTTCTGCTTGTTTTTTGAAATCGTAGCACATTCATTTAGAAGGTCAACGATTTGTTTACACCTGTTCCTGCAACCGACAAAGGATATTAAGGTTTCCCATTCAGGACCGAACAACATTTCTTTCTTGTATTCCTGAATATGAGTTTTCTGCCCATTTATAACTAATCTAAACAGCTTCATAATTTATCCCTAAACAAGTCCATTGCAAGATTCACCATATTCTCTTCTACTTGATCGTCCGTACCGGTAACACCGTTGGCAATGTTCTTCTTTGTTTGAATCACATCATACATATACTTGTCGATAGTATCCTTACCTAAGAAGTAATAGCAGTTAACGTTGTTCTTCTGACCGTTACGGTGCGCCCGATCTTCTGCCTGTTCGCAATCACTGAACGTCCATGGGAATTCAATAAATGCTACTCGACTGGCAGCCGTCAAAGTAAGCCCGGTACCGCCCGATTTGAAGTTCAGAATAATCAGTTTACAATCCGGATTATTTTGGAAAGAGTCAACGGCATATTGCTTTTGGTTGACATTATCGGAACCTGTTACAGTTACAGCTTTAGGAAATTCCTTTTTCAGTTCTGCTACAACTTCTTTCAAGTAACCGAAAAGTATCAGCTTCTCACCACCGTCGATAACATCATGGACAAATTCACAAACAGCCTTGATTTTACCTCTGGCGGATATCTGTTTTAAAAGCTGCATCTGCACCATGACGGCACCATTCATTGATTTCTGCACTTGTTCGTCCGAAGCATTCTTGTACTTCTTCAAGTATTTTACCATATCAGCCTCGGCAGCCTTATACTCTTTGGTGGTAGTGATATCAACTGTCAAGTATTGACGAGTCTTGTCCGGAAGTTGTGTAAGCACCTTTGACTTCTCACGACGAAAGAAGCAAGTATTCCATAGTCGCCAATTCAGCTCTTTAACGTTGGATGCCTGTTTGGGACCATCACAATATCTTTCAACATACCGGCTATAACCTCCAAAGTCCTCTAATCGACCTAATATTTTTAGCTGTTGTAGCAAGTCTGTATTATTGTTAACAACAGGAGTACCGGTCAATGCGAATATATAACGTTTACCTTTGCAGATACCTTCAACATATTTGCTCTGTTGAGTTTTACTTGATTTGCATTTATGAGATTCGTCAATGATAACAGACCTAAACAGAGAGACACGCTGATCGAAAGCAATACTTTTCATTGTAAGCTTGGATTCCTTATTTACAGCTTTTACAAAAAATTTATTAAGCGATTCATAATTAGTAATGAACACCTCACAAAGTGGGTTGCCATCAGACTTTTTACACTCATAAAATGATTGCCAGGACTGTCGGTTTCTGTCATCAAGGATAATCGAATTCATACCTGCGAACTTCTTAAACTCACGCTGCCAGTTTACTTTCAACGCAGCAGGGCAAATTACAAGTACTGGAAAAGACTCACCATAAATGGGCGCTTCCTTATGTGCTTTAACAACTGCACATATGGCTTGCAATGTTTTACCTAATCCGGGCTGGTCACCGAAAAAACAGCGTTTGTGCTCTATTGCATACTGTACTCCTTCAAGTTGATACTCGTAAGGTTGAAGTAACATATAGTGTTCACCGACAAAAGGTTTCATCGGAGGAATATCATAATTAATATCTTCAGTTACCTCACGTTCCTTGACAGTAGAACAATAACGCATCTGAACAGCCCATTGCGCAAAAGCTCTCACATACCAATTCGCATCACGTCCAATAGGATAACGCGTATCATTGATACTAACAAGCCACGCCCGGTCTGTTCCGTCATAGCGTGGCTTACTTGGTATCATCTTTATGACCTCGACCAACTTTGGGTGATACTCGAACTGAATCCGGTACAGATTGGGCGTCTTAGTCACATAAATTGGTTTCATGAAGCAGGTTCTAATACTAATTCATGATGTTCAACTGTTGAACATATCCCGTTATCTTCACCATCTTCATTCATTGCATCAGCAGCTTCATCAACCTTGTCAAACGGATCCTCACCATCTTTAAATTCAAATTCCCTTTGAATCTCCGAACATTTATTCTCTGTAACATAAAGCTCTGCTTCATACAAGAAATTATAAACCGCATCACGAAACTCCTCACAATGCACATACGATTCATTGTCCGGATCGAAACCGATACCAGGAGAACAAAGATTAAGGACTTTGCTCGTCATAAGGGTTCGCTTACCTGTCAACACACAAACCTCAAAAGAAGAATCACCACCAATGCTAACGCCGGTTACATTGAACTTTTTGAAGAACTCATCTTCAAGACATGACTCTGGACGTTCCCAATTAATGTACTGGGATTCTTTCTGTTCTGTAATATCGACAATGTAGGGTATGAGCTTGTTTAGCGAATCCTTCAAATCCGGATGAACAGGATTAATCCCCTTGAAAACAATATCGTTTCCTTCCTTGTCTGCATAGACCACTTCAAGACATCCCTTTTTGGTCAATTTTGCTTTTGAAATATTCAAATCCATTTTAATTAAACTTTGAGTTAATACTTACCTATGCAGGTATTCATTAATAAAATCTTTATAGTACTGGTCAACAGGCAATGGCAAATTGATTCCTAATTCGGTGGCAGCATCAGCCTGAACCTTATCCATGAAAGTTTTCATTTGGATCGTATTCAATTTAGAAGTACTTCCAACAACCGAAACAATATTTCCATTCATACATATTTGCCGTGGAAGAAACTTCCGGCAATAGTAATCATGTACATCCAACTTATCCGTGCCTGTCTCCCTCTCAATACAGGCAAACCACAGCCACATGAGCGCGTTCTGCGACAGGGTACGTGGTTCTACCTTTCTCTTGATGCTTACAGTGTAAGTTCCATTCTTGAGCGTGGAACAGAGGTAGTCAAACGACTTATCCATTGTGACTACCCCATTTTGTTTTGTTAGAATAGCTTCTGCCATATTTAGAATGGTAAATCATCAGGCGGTGATACCTGTTGATATGGCTGTTGCTGATATGCAGGCTGCTGTACTTGTTGTTGCTGTCTCTGTGTAGGCTGTTGCGTTGGTAACGGTGGTGGTACAGGAGCAGCCTGTTGTTGAACTTTCGGTGTAAGCATCTCGATACTATCAACAAAGACTTCAGTTATGTAACGTTTAACTCCTTTGCTATCGTCATAGTTACGAGTGCGTAACTTACCTTCTATATACAACTTATCTCCTTTATGGACGTACTTCTCAACTATTTCAGCAGTCTTATTCCAAAAAATAAGATTATGCCATTCTGTACGTTCCGGCACCTGGGTTCCATTTTGTAAGGTGTACGCCTTATCTGTTGTGGCAAAAGATAAAGAAGCTACTTTCGCTCCACCGTCCAATGTTCTCACATCCGGGTCTTTACCGGCACGCCCTATAAGAATTACTTTATTAACACTCATTTTCCTTCCTCCCTTATAGTTACACGAATACTATCCGCTTTAGTTGATGTTTTTAAATATTGAGAATATAGTTCCGGGTGATCTTCCTGAAACTTCTTTGCATCAAAACTCTTACCCGTTGAAGAGGGAGTATAGCTAACACGCAACCGACCGGCGTCCCATGATTTAACACCGTTCTCACGCATGGCACTTTTAAGCTGTTCCTTATAACCTTTCTGCACTTCAGCGATATAACTCGCCTGTTCCTCTATATCAATAATAGTATTTACTAATTGCATAGGAATAAGCTGCTTCTCATCGGCTGGAACAGGAGCATTAGGTAAGAACTGTTCACCTTTAATCTCACACTCCAGTAATCTCTTAACCTCTGCATCCGGCTTACGCTCAATCTCGACTAATTCCGACTTATTTCCACGTAACCAAATGCCAAACAGTTTATCAACTTTAATTAGTGGATTTTGAAGTTCAAACAAATAGGCATAGATTGATAGCTGCCAACTCAAATACTCACGGTCAAGGCTTGCAGTAGTCTTGATGTCGCCAAGACTGATTTTTTCGTCCTTTTCCCAAACACAATCAATATTCGATGCAAAATATTCATTGTCTGAAACAGTGTACTCATTGGCAAAAGCCTTATATCCGGCATTTACTCTTTCCCTGATATAATTAATAGCTTCAATACTCTCGGGTGGTAATCCTGTAACATCAGCAAACTGGCATTGTCCATGAATACGACTGCCTTTTTCAGCAGCTTTTTTCAATATGTATTCTGGAATATCCCTATACTTATTGGGAAATAGTTGCCGGCTTATCATTCCGGTAATACCTTTCAGTTGCTTTTCACCAAGAAAATATGTGTGATTCTCTTCTGAGAAAACCACACTCGATTTAACCAACTCTATCATGATGCAGGATAAATTTTGCCCATTTCCATACAAGCATTTACAAACTCTTTATCATTTTGCATAGCCGGATTAGCATACCATACTTTTTCAAGTTCAGCTCTGCTTTTGACAGCAAGCATGTCAGCAATAGCCTTTTTCAGTTGGGCACCAGTATAAACTGGATTCTTCATACTAGCCGGTGTTTTTGCAGGCTGTTGTGCGTCTTCTTTATCGTGAGTGTTAGTTGCATCACTGTCTTTTGTATCATCAATGCAAAATAGACCGTTAAGAGCATACTTTCTTGCATAAGAAGATGAGGCTCCGGTAATTTGGCTGCCATCCATTCCCTTCTTTGTTTCCTCTTCTCTCGCAAAAGCAGTCACTATTTCTTTTTCCCCTTTTTCGTTGGTTAAAGTGGCAGTTGCTTTTACATAAATTCTATTGCCTACTGGCACCATCTCATCACTGAGAGTTAACGAACACTTTGTTTCAGTCAGAATAGGTTTCACTGACTCAAGAATATCCTCACAACTACGGTATTTGTAACTACCGAACTTATTAAATTGCCCTTTCGGGGCTTTCAGCTTTTGCTGAATGGTTACTAATTCTTTCATAATTCTGAATTAATGGTTTGACTTTTAGTTTATTACATCAGTAAAGGTAATCGTTATTGACAAGTTTAGCAAACAGAAACTTCGCCTTTTTAACGCCATTTTCAGGTAGTAAAAACTGCCTGTACAATATCGTACAGGCAAAAAAATAAGAATAATCCAATGTACCTTATGGAACGGCTACGCTTGAAGGGTGTACGGCTCCCTGATTTATACATAATGTAAATGCTAGTGGACGGAACCGGAGTCGAACCGGTCTCACGGAATATTGGTGCACCTCACCGCAGTTTCAACCAACGATATACATATCCGCCCGATTAATTAAAAAGGTGCACTATCTTCACAGACCGTACACCCCAATCACAAACACAAAACAAAACTCATGAACTACTATAATTTAATAGGATCAAAAGGGTGAATGGCGTGGGGCTCGAACCCACATCACGCATATCTGCGTATGCTGCCAATTACACCAGCCATCCGTTTCAAGTGAACTATTCTCACGAACCATTCACCTAGAACACAAACACAAAATAAAACACGACATTAACTATTAATTAAATAGCACTCTCACGAGCTTCTTGCTTCCGGATAGCCGTTCAAAGCACACCGGAATAGTATAGAACAATTAAAACTCAAATAACAGGGGCTTTAACCCTACAGCGTCCTTTTCGCTGGCAACATTAGTTAAACATAAAAAGAAAAATTCTCTGTGAAGGAACCCGGACTCGAACCGGGATGATAGATTACCTATGTATGACTTTCTTCAATCTATCTGCATACTTGCGTTTACCAATTCCGCCATTCCTTCAGGTCGTAGCCAGACGCTTCCGGCTACATTGATTGTATATATAATGCAAATATATTTTCACCCTCACGGGTTACTTAACTCTGATTGAGTTGAGCCGGGAAACGGATTCGAACCGCTGACCTCATGTGGAAACATGCGCTCTAACCAACTGGGCTATCCCGGCAGATGCCCGGAGAACCGGGCTAATTGGCAAATACTAAAATTAAGCAATGTTGACCTTCACAGGCTATTTTTATTTTGTTTCTTATCTTCATAGATAAATCTAGTAACCAATAGTACAACGACTACGAAGAATATGATATATGACCAAGCGATATCACTTCTTGTAGCTTCGATTCCCCCACCTATATACATAGCTACCAATAAGGCAACCACTGTAAAAATGTTATGAACGATTTTCAATGTTTTCATTTCTTCCGTTTTTTACGTTTGACTTTCTTAGCGCATCGGCAATGAAGTAATACCTGAGCAGCATTACAGTGCCATTTACCATTTTGAGCATTTACAGGCTTATCACTTTCAATCTTACCCGCTTCTATAAGATTCATCAATTTCTTTTCCCCACCTACATAATATGCAGACTTATCTTTTCCGAATGTCTCTGTAGAAAACAGACGGAGAATATTATCTAGCAATATTTCAGCCATTTCACCTCTAATCATCTCAACAAACAAGGTAGTTACGCAATTCTAGTTACTATAAACTGCATATTTTTTACGTCTGACTTTGTTTTCCAAACCATTCCTTCAGCTTTTTCTTTATAAAGCCGAGCATTTAAAGTGTAAGTAACAGACGTTTTTTGAATGATAGGAAATACTTCTATTGCACCAACGTCCATGTTTCGCAAAACATTGATTATACTGCGTCTTTCTATTTCTTTTTCCATACTGATTAATTTTAAAATAAAAGCTCCCCCGAACCAATTCGATCGGCAGCATCACGCTTTATTCGGAGGATTTACTTAACTTTGGGGTGTAAAATCAAAAATTAAGTGAAGAAATTCATTCATTATCTCTCTTTTTATCTCGATTAAACCCGACTTTACAATCTGCATAATCCCCAAAAGCTTTCTGTATCATAGCAGGAAGCTTTTCGGCTACTATTTTAGCTGATTTTATCGGCATATTCTCTACATGCAATGAGAATGTGGCATCTTCCAAATTCTCATTCCTATCGTTTTTAATTGTTACTTGAATCATGTGATTATTAATTAGTTAATAATTTTCCCGTTCCAAGATTATTCGCTAATAAAAAAGGAACGGGGGATTTTCTTATTTTTGAAGTGTCAAATCAAAAAACAAGAAAAATATGAATAATGAAGAAAAAGTAGTTTCATACTACAAAGAAACTTTAGAGAAAAAAATCGAATGGACTTTCAGACTCCAAAGCACTCTGTTGACTGTTGCATCTGCTACTTTTGCTGTACTTGTTTCTTTAAGCAATCTTTCAACCAACAACGCTTGCAGTCGAATTTTACTATTGGTGGTAATATGTTCAAACGCACTATCCATCCTTTTTTCGTGTATAACCATATACGAGAATCGAGCAATGAGCAACGTGATGATACGCAACGCTCAAAAACGGGTAGAAGAATATATCCTCTATAGCTTATACAATTCCAAAATGACCGTAACGCCAGCCGTACCACGCAATAAAATCTTCGCAATTTGTGAGTCAATTTCCTACATTTCATTTCTATTCTTTATTATTAGTTTAACAGCCTATGCAATTTATAAGATATACACGCAGTTGTAACGTCAATTAAACACTGAAGTGATGAACGGATTCGAACCGCCGACCTCATGTAGAAACATGCGCTCTAACCAACTAAGCTACATCACCTTTATATACATAAAGCAAATACCTCGATTTGCCGACAAACGTCTAACTGATTTAGTTTTACAACGATACGGCTTGACCATTAACCACAGCATTATATCGTTGAGAAGCCCGCCTACGTCAGTAATCCCTTTCGGCATGTGTCAGCTTCCAAAACACCATTTTACCAATATGTCAAAGAACTCTTCTCTGTTGTTCCCAGTCTCCCTTCAAGGGCAGGCTCAAAGACCGGACTGGGTACCGGATAACCGGCGGTTTGGTTTGACTTTAGTGAGGGTTAGAGAATACTTTGGTTGTTCTTCAAAACTATGTCCATTAAGTTTCGTTGCGATTCAATAAATTTCTTCAAATCATCACATTGGGAAACTTTCTCTCTATAAAATCCACGTTCTGATTCTAAATCTCGTTTGAGTTTTTCATTCTCACCTCTCAAAGAGCTGATCAACGCGTCTCGTTCTTCAATCACAGCTTCATATTTGTCTCGCTGTATTTCTAGTTCGGTTCTTTTATCCATTGTTGTATAATTTGATTAATCTCCAACGTAATGTGCACCGTAATGAGTACTATTTGAGTTGTAGTAAGCAGAAGCGGGAATACTGAGGTTATTGTATCCCTCATGTCTTGTAGCTTTAGCCGCTTTGTTCATTACCTCGTTTCTTTCTGATAAGAATTTATCCGTTCTTGCTTTCATGGCTTCCTGTGAGAAATTTTCTTGAAGTTTAGCAAGTCTCCAAGTAGCTTTCAGAACCTCTCCAAAAGTTTTTCCCTGCTTCTTGCCTGAATACTTATAGGTTCTATGAGCATTTCTCATTATTTCGGATAAATCAAATCGTTTCATGTCTGTCACATTTATAGAGTTTCACATTTGTTTTATCAATCAATTTTTGTATGTTTGTATGATTGATTGATTTATGATGCAAATATATTGCTATTTGACGATATTGCAAATCGAAATAACATTTTTATATCGCCATATGACAATATTTAACTTTTTAAGCAAGCTTATGGATACGTTAATAGACCGAATTAAAATGATTATTGAAGCAAAAGGATATTCCCCAAGAGCCTTTGCGATAGCAATAGGATTCAATTATTCAACTCTGAATAATTATTTAACAGGAAGAAGAAGCACAATAGATTCAGAACTCATCGAGAAAGCACTCACGTCATTTGACGACATTTCCGCAGAGTGGTTATTACGAGGCAAAGGTGACATACTCATTCAAAAAGAAGAAACAGAACCAGGAATGGACAAATTGAAAAGTATTGTATATACCATAGCCAATCTACAAGATGAGATTAACGAAAAAACAGTGCTTACCCAACGGCTTTTGGAAGAAAACCAAAAATTAAAGGGTGAACTGGCTATGTTGAAAAATGAACGAAATGTAGGATAAACTTATATACGTATGAAAAAAAGATTTTTAATACTATCCTTCTTATTTGTGCTTATATTTAATTCATGCTCTGATGACAGTATTAATTTAGCAGGAACAACATGGACTTCTGCAAAAGACTGGTACGGAAAAACTCGATTGTCTTTTGAAGAAGGCACTCCTTATTTAAGATCTTTTTTTGCTATATCTTTTGACTTGAAATCTTTCACAATATATAATGTTGCAGATGATAATGAGGATTTAGAATATGAATGGAAAGAAACGGTATCAGGTAAATACTCTATAAACGACAATATTGTGAATCTAATAGTAGAAAAAGACAATTTAACAATTCCCTGCGAAATAGAAAAAGATATAATGTATTACAGTAATACTAGAATGAAACTATATAAACAATAGAATAAATATTTTTTCAAATATGCGCCCAATTAGAACTGTACCCCCAAAAGATGAAAGAGAATATCCTTTAGTTATAACAGCTGAAGAAAAGGATAAAGTATTAAATTATATTTTGGTTGTAGCAAACGGGAAAAGAACAGCTAAACTAAATTATAAAGATATACCAGACCTTAGGATCAGTAAAGAACAATATGAAATAGTTTTAGAGGAGTTCAAAAATAGGAGATTTATTGACTATAAAGGATATGGTATTGAATATCTTACGTTGAATTTTGAAATATTCAATTTTGCAGAAAAAGGGGGATTCACTGTTGAAAGAGACTTATATATATTAAGTTTTGATACATTTCAAATGCAGCTAGAACGATTAGAAAAGGAGTTAAGCCCTGATACAGCAGCGAAAGTTGATGATGTTGTCGGAAAAGCCAAAAATATAACTGAACTACTGATAGGGCTCTCTGCTCTAGCTGAAAAAATGAATCTCTAAGATTTATTATCAGGATCAGTTAATAGGAACTCCAATATAGAAGCTGCACGAAGCAGTCTTGAAGCATATAGAGTTGCATCTGCATCCGGGTTGTATTGATAACGCCTAGTCTGAAACTTTTTAAAAGTAACAAAGCCACTAGACATATCATTAGCAAGTGTTTTCAAGCTTGATATAGTTTCTTTTACATTTTGGTCATAAGACATTTTTATACGCATACGAGCGGAATCATCCACTTTTGCACAACACTGGGGATAAAAGGCTGTTGCATTATCTTCTTTAGAAGATTGTTTTTTACTTATCCTTCTTAGGACATTTTTTAATAACGATTTCATAAACGCACTATTTTAGTTTGACAATGCGCAAATATAATATTTAAAGTAATATAAAATATGAAATATAGAAATCTTGATAGTACATAAAACATCAAATGGTCGAATTATGGTCGAACCATAAAAAAAAGCAGGACTATATAATTGATATACAGAATATACAACTAGATTTCCAAAAATGTGTCTAGTTTAGTTTTTGTGTTGATAGCTCCCTCGTCGGCGGACGAACTAGGGAGCTATTTTTATATATTACAGGAATATTATTGCACAAAATATACATATTTTCCATAACTTTGCAGCGATAAAGTCTCACACAAATGGAATATAGCGTAGAAGAACTAAAAAATGCATTAATTGAGAGATGCGAAAAAGAGGGTATTCTATATGCAACGGTGGCAATGGATAGACGTACCAAAGAGATGATTCTTCCTGATACTTTAGAAGGAGCCCTGAAACATCCGGAATACTTTGTATGTACCTGCAGGAGAGTGAAAGATCAATATATAGTGGAGGAGATTACCAAAGTGTAATCCTCCCCCAATCTTTTATTCTTATTTTTCTTTTTTTATTCGCCCAATTCTCCCAGCAAATCGTAGGAAGGAGCAAAGAAAAGTGTTCCTGTTACAGCTGTGCTGAAGTCAAGCAAACGATCGGTATTCCCTACCGGATTGCCGATGAACATACTTTCCAACATCTGCCGGGTCGTACTGAACGTACTTGCATAACCGATGAAGTATGTACCATATTCTCCCTTGGACGTATTGGCAAACGGCATGTTGGCACGCACAATTTTCAGATCATCACCAATATTAGTGACGGCATTATGCGCATTTTGAGGTTTCTCCTCGTCAGAAAGCTCGACATCGTTAAACTTACGACGCCCGATCACTTTCTCCTGTTCTTCCACAGGCAGAGCGTTCCATGCAACCATATCGTGAATGTACTTCTGTACAAAAACATAACTTCCTCCTGCAAAATCAGCATCCTCTTCTCCTACCACCGCAAAATGATAAGGATTCTCATCAACTGCCGGATTCTCTGTTCCGTCTACAAAGCCGATAATGGCCTTGCCGTCCATATATCTGAAACCGTGAGTTTCATCGACAGGTTCAACTACGCCCTGGAGCTTCTCGTCAATGATGGAAGCAAACTCAAAACACAACCCCATCTGTTTTGCACGGATATGAAACAAGATGTCGCCCGGAGTAGAGACTGCCGTGTGCTTTCCGCCTTTGATCTCTTCAAAAGTGTTCAGTTCTTTCGGCTTTCCCTTTTCCGGGAAAAGACGACTCCAGGCATCGGCGCCAAAGCCCATCGTACAACTGAACATCAGTTCGGGGAAACGATTACGCATGCTGCGAATCATGGCCGAGAAATTAGCACATACATCTTTTACTTTATCAAGAGTTTCAGGAGTATCTTTTAGAGTATAAACAATAAAAATGACATTTTCACCTTGTTTCCCGGCTACGTCCTGCGGGATATTACCTCCAAATGAATTTTGATAAGGATTCATATTTTTCTTTTTTCTGTTAGTTTCGTCAACGAAACAGTTCTAATTCATTTTTTATTACTATCGTCAATATATGCGGCAGCCGCTTTATCCACAAATAGCTCTACATTCTGCGCGTGATGAGCTATATAGGCTGCGGGGCCAGTGTCTCCCGAATTACAGATTTCTTCTACTACGTCGACTTTATTTTTTCCGGTAATCAGGAAAATGACATAGCGGGCATTCTGAATGGGGTATCCCGTCATTGCGATGCGCTTCTGCCCGTTACGGGGATGAGCGCTGACTACATAAATAGAGTTTGAAGTCAGCAAATCTTCTTGTCCGGGAAAGATGGAAGACGTGTGTCCGTCGTCTCCGGCCCCCAACAGTACAATATCAAATTCGGGCCAGCCACGCTTCAACGGTACTTGCTGCCGGACTAACTCCGAATAACGGACCGCTTCTTTCGCAGGCTTCGCCTCTCCACGAATACGGAATACATTTTCATACAAAATAGGAGTCAAACCCAAAAGGAGGTTGCGCATCATTCCGTAATTACTGTCCGAATCATCGGGAGGCACACAACGTTCATCCACCCAATAAATCCGCATACGATCCCACGGGGTAATATCCATGTATTCATTCGCCCATAAATCGAACATCAGAGCAGGTGTGTTGCCACCGCTGACTGCGATATTGAACACTCTGTCCGGCTCTTCATTCATGATTTCCACCAAGCGGAGTATCAATGCTCGTGAAGTTTCAATAGATGAAGGAAAAACTGATAGTTTCATAATTCACAATATTGATCTGTATTCGTCAAATTCTTACAAGGATTCGTCCAGTCGGCCCCATGTTCGTGCATCATCGCTTCGCTTTCCAAAGGTCCCCACGTACCTGCGGGATAACCGTAGAGAGGTGCGTCGGGGTTGTCTTTCCAATAACGGAGTACCGGATCGAAAAATTTCCATGAGGCTTCTACTGCGTCACTTCGAGTAAATAAAGTCGGATCACCCTGGATGCAGTCGTCTATCAGACGGGCATAAGCGTCGCCACTGGGTACGCCGCCCAACTGCGCGTAACTGAAATCCATCGTCACCTGGCGCACTTCAAAACCTGCACCGGGGACTTTCATTCCGATTTTGAGCACTATTCCTTCATTCGGTTGCAAACGAAGAATCAATTTATTAGCCCGCGGACAGTTGCCACCGGCACAATGAAACATTTGATGAGGTGTCTCACGGAAATGAACGACGATTTCCGTTACTTTCGTCGGCATTTGTTTACCTGTACGAATGTAGAACGGAACGCCACTCCAGCGCCAGTTGCTAATGCCCAGTTTCATGGCAATATAAGTATCCGTGCGCGAATCGGGAGCCACTCCTTTTTCTTCACGGTAGCCTTTTTTATTGCCGGAGGCTGTATATTGTCCACGAACGATATGTTCGTTCAAATCCACTTCATTCAACGGGGTGAGAGATTCGTAGACCTTCACCACTTCGTTGCGGAAATTGTCCGCGTTGAAAACAGCGGGCGGTTCCATAGCCGTAAGGGCTACGAGCTGTATCAGGTGATTTTGCACCATATCCCGCAGTGCACCTGCCGTTTCATAGAATCCGCCACGTTGTTCGATACCCAGATTTTCTACGGCTGTAATTTCCACGTAGTCGATATAGTTACGGTTCCAGAGAGGTTCGAAGATACCGTTGGCAAAACGGAAAGCCAGTACATTCTGGGCTGTTTCCTTACCGAGAAAATGGTCGATACGGTAAATTTGATGCTCATTGAATACAGAGGCATACGTTTTATTCAGTTCACGTGCCGATTCGAGATCATAACCGAAAGGTTTCTCGACGATGATACGTGAATGGGGGGTGTTGAGTCCGGCAGCTTTCAGGTATAAGGGCACTACTCCGTACAGTGACGGCGGAGTGGCTAGGTAGAACAGCAGGTTGTCCGGGTCTACCTCACCGGTCAAGTCGACCAGACGTTGGCGGAGTTGCGGGTAACCTTCTTCTTTTGCCGGGTCCATCGGTAAATAGTAGAGATGGGAGACAAACGAAGCCATCAGAGCTGTGTCCTGTTCTTCGGACTTTACGAACTGTTGCAGTTCTTCTAAGATATAGGAACGGTAGTTATCGTCAGAGTAGACCGTACGCCCGATACCCAATATAGAATACTCTCCGGTCAACCGCTTTTCACGGTAGAGGGAGTAAAGGGCGGGCATCAGCTTACGCTTGGTCAGATCACCCGACGCACCGAAAATTATCATTGCAAATTTATCCATTTTTCAAGAGTTGTTTTAATTTCTGTTTTGAGATGGTAAATGATAATTTTGCGGAGTGCCCTGAAAGGGCTTAATTATATAGCGTAGGGTAACGCCCTACGTAAAAACGACAATCTGAATTTGCGCCCTGAAAGGGCATAATTGTATACAGTTCCGCCCTTTCAGGGCTTGTGGCTAGTGTATTTTTTTCGTAGGGCGTTGCCCTACGCTATATAATTAAGCCCTTTCAGGGCACCCCAATAAATATATAAGTAAGGCTTTCAGCCTAACCGATAAATTCTCATTTACCGGCGTAGCGCCGGAGCAAGGTTTCCATTCGGTATTCCCTGAAAGAGATACAGTT